ATTCTATCCAAGTGGTTTAACCAGTGACTTGTCAGGTAATTTAGTTGCAGTTCCCCCATCACATATGATGTTAAGAACGTTCTTAAGAAATGACGCTATTTCTTATCCTTGGTTAGCTGCTGCAGGTACACGTCGTGGTATTATTAGTAATGCAACTAATATTGGTTACTTGGATGCACAAACCAGTGAATTCCAAATTATTAAAACCAGACTTGGTATCAGAGATACATTGTACTTGAACTTTATTAATCCTTTAACTTTCTTTACTGGTAATGGATTGTTGAACTATGGTAACAAGACCAGTTTTGATTCAGCTAGCGCATTGGATAGGACAAACGTCGCAAGATTGATTGCTTATATTCGTCGCCAGTTGACTATTGCGGCTCGTCCGTTTGTCTTTGAACCAAATGATGCAATTACTAGACAGCAGATTGCAGCAGTAATTCAAAGTTTAATGATTGATTTGGTTGCAAAACGTGGTTTATATGATTACTTGGTAATTTGTGACGAATCCAATAACACCCCAGCAAGAATTGACAGAAATGAGTTATGGGTTGATGTTGCAATTGAGCCAGTGAAGGCTGCTGAATTCATCTACATTCCAGTTCGTGTTCTAAACACCGGCGAAATTGCCGCGTTAGGATTGAACGGGTAAAAAGTAGAGTAATAAGATTAGATAAATAAATATACAGGAGAAATAAAAATGGCAACAGCCTCACAATCGCTTTTTAATATGACCGTCGCTAGTGATAATGCTGGCGGTAATCAAGGTCTGTTAATGCCAAAATTACAATTTAGATTCAGAGTATCATTTTTGAATTTTGGAGTAGATACAGTAAATGGTTTACAATTAACAAAACAGGTTATTGATTGTTCAAGACCTCAAGTTACATTTCCTGATATTGTTCTTCCTGTATATAACTCTACTCTTTATCTAGCTGGTAAGTATTCATGGTCACCCATGACAGTTAATGTCAGAGATGATGCTAGTGGCACTGTTTCCAAAGCTGTTGGTCAACAGTTACAAAAGCAATTAGACTTTGTTGAACAAGCAAGTGCTGCAACAGGTCAAGATTACAAGTTCCAAACTAACATTGAAATACTAGATGGTGGTAATGGTGCAGTTGCTCCAGTTGTTCTTGAAACTTGGGAACTATATGGTTGTTTCTTACAAACAGCAAACTACAATAACTTGAACTATGGTACAAGCGACGTGGTAACTATTGGTCTTACCCTTAGATATGACAATGCAATTCAATCTCCTCTTGCTTCTGGTGTTGGTGCACCAATTGGAAGAATATTGTCTGGAGCATCTGTAACAGGTATAGGAACGGCTACTTAACAGCTTTTTATGTCAGGATTTTTTCAAAATCTACTCACAGACGCTGCCGGAGCATTTTTCGGCAGCGATTATCTCAGAGATTATACTCACGCAAGTAAAACATTTAGGTCTAATTTTTATCAATATAGTCCTAAATTTAAATATCTATTTCATACCTATTTTGATATAGACGCCGGCGCGTATAATCAATCTCTTTCCACAGGGGCGAATTTTGGTCTAGCAGTTAAAACGGTAAAACTACCAAGTTATAATTTTTCAACTGCCAATATGAATCAGTACAATCGCAAAAGAATTGTACAAACTAAAATTAATTATGATCCTGTTACCATTACCTTTCATGATGACAATGCTAACATGATTAGAAACCTTTGGTATGCATATTACACTTACTATTACAAAGATGGTAGAAATGCAGCAGCACTCTACCGAGGAGCAAGAGGTGGAGTTGCAGCCAGTCAGACAGGTGGAGTTAATAATCAAGTAGCACCTACAGGTGCTAATTACTACGATAAAACAACTTATTCTAACTCTATTACTGGGAACGCTGATTGGGGATATATAGGAGAAACTAATGTTCCTTCAAATCCTGATGCATCTAAGTCACCTTTCTTTAAAAGTATTACTATATATGGTTTAAGTCGGCACAAGGGTGCGGCTTATACACTTATCAATCCCATAATTACGTCATTTAGCCATGATACCTATGATTATGCTCAAGGCACCGGTACTATGGAAATGTCAATGACACTAGAGTATGAAACAGTGGTGTATAATCAAATTGACATTGACGGTACCAAGCCTGATCAACTTATACCTGGATTTGGTGTTGGTACGACCTATGATAGAACTCTAAGTCCAATTAATAAACCCGGTGCAAATGCTACTATATTAGGTCAAGGTGGATTGGTAGATGCAGCAGGAGGATTCTTAACTGATATTGAAAATGGAAATTATTTAGGTGCTGTTCAGAAAGCAGGCACTGCGTATAATACATTTAAAAATGTTAATTTAAGAAAGACCGCAGCAGAAGAATTAAAAATTGGATTACTAAATTCTTTAAATAATTCTGCAAATATTACTAGAAATTCCCAATTTGATATTCCTGCACTTGCCGCAACACCTGGACCTTCGGCGCTCGCCGGCACCCCTACTACCGGAGCTATACCAAATCCTGCTCTAATAGGTCCACCTCAGGTAGCAGGTAAACAAGTTGTTAATAAATAAAATGCCTACCATAATAGATAACAGAACTTCATTAGATCAAACTGTAAGAATTTTTGATACTTTTTATTCTACCAATTTAATTGTTGGTGCTGATCAGTATGATATTGTATACAGTTATTTTGCAGGTGTGTGTGCTACTAAAAGAATAGCTGCTAATTTTACAGCAGTTCTTTTTAGAATTGCACAAGAAGCGGATGTAAATGTATTGGATTTGCTAGCCACTGTGCAAGGCGCCGAAAATAAATTACAAATGAATAAAATTATTTGTTATTATCTTAATAGTTTTAAATCTAAAACTTCTTTATATGGTGTAGGGGTCGTTCCCCGACCTGTTCAACCTGTTGCTAGAAATATAGTACAATGAAATGGGTAAGTGGGCACAGGGTATATTCACCCCTAAAAACACAAAAAAATATGTAGGCAATCATAGCCCCAGATACCGTTCAGGGTGGGAGCTTACATTCATGACTTTTTGTGATTCTAACGACAATATATTATATTGGGCCAGTGAAGCACTGAGAATCCCATATAAACATCCATTAACAGGTAAACCTACTATATATGTGCCTGATTTTTTTGTAGTCTATAAAAACAAACATGGTAAACAAGTAGCCGAAGTAGTGGAAATAAAACCCAAAAAACAAAGTATTATTGAAAGCAAGGCAGCTAGTGCTAAAGACCGTATGGTAGTAGCTATAAATCATGCTAAATGGCAAGCTGCAATGGCATACTGTAAGCATCAAGGATATACTTTTAGAGTGGTTACTGAAGATGATCTGTTCCGAAAATAACATTTTGGGTAACAACTTCAACTAAATACTAGTATGACAAAAAAATTACAGGAATTATTTCAGTTACCTCTGGACGAGATCAATGAACTCGCTAAACCTATTCCTGATTATGCCCAAGAGGTTACTACTGATGCACTAACTAATTTAGAAAAAATTGAAAACGCATTACCTCAAGTTAGAGGTTTAGAAGTTGCTGATATTGAAATGGACGGTTTAGCTGATCTAGCTACGTCTAGTTATAAAGATCTAATGGATCTTGGAATGCAAGTAGACAGTAGATTTAGCAGTGAAATATTTAATGTAGCTGGAACAATGCTAGGTCATGCTATTACTGCCAAAACAGCAAAATTAAATAAAAAATTAAAAATGATAGAATTGCAGCTTAAAAAAGCTGCACTAGATCAAAAGCAAGCTGCAAGAAATGAAGAAATTGAGGCAACTCCTCTAGGTGAAGGCCGAGCATTAGATAGAAACGAACTACTTAAAATGTTCGCCTCAAAATCAGAGGTCTCCTCAAAATCAGAGGATAAATGATAAATATTAGATACAGGAAATTATGATGAAAAGTTTAAAGCGATATATAGCCGAATCAGTGAAAACTTACAATTACACTATCAAGATTGCCGGCGAGATAGATAAGAATTTTTTAGATATGTTTGTATTCAATCTAAACAAATTTGACCCTATTGACGTTAGCGATCCTGTTAAGACTCCTATACAAAAAGATCCATATGGTTTTCCTAATCTAAGCAATGAACCTGTTACTATTGTTAAAGCTAAGTTTAGATATCCAGCTAATGAACCAATGATTCAGCAAATTGCTCAACTATTGGGTTATAATGTTAATATGGTTCGTGTTATTAGTACTAAGTTTGATGATAGTATTACTGATGAGTATGACAAATACGCTAACCAAATGGAAGAAAGCCCCCTTCTTACCCACGAACAAATGGCAGATAATGGTAAAGAAGCAAGCAAAGCATATGGCAATTCTTATTTAGATAGCATTAAAAAGCAAATGGAAGATGGTAATGAAGTGGACATTCCATATGCTGGTAAAAAAACTCCTCCAGCGTTTGACCCATTTAAACCATATTTAGATGACAAGAAATTGGGTGATCAAAGCCCAATGACAAAAATTACAAGACCACCTAAGCCACGAACTGGCGCAATGGTTTAATTATTAAGGACGTATTAACATGGACATGAAACACCTACTTTCAACAATTGATCAACTTCAAAGTAAAAAAATACTTAGTGAAGGTAAAGAAGCAAGCTATTCACCATCATACCGTGTAGGTAAGACAGGTGATTTTAGTGATAAACCTCATATGAAAAGAGGTATACCAGTTGCTGGTAAAGTAGGTAAGTATGGAAAAACCTCAGATGAGTTGGGTGATCCTGATCAAGATCCAGATGATACTACTGCTAGCCCAGAGAAGCGTGGTCGTGGTCGTCCTACGAAAGCAGGCAGTGCAGCAGATACTAAAGATAGATTCTCTGGTGCAAAAGACCTTCAAAATATCATGATCGGTAAAATGCCTAAATCATTACCTGGTAAAAAAGGTCAAGTACATAAATCACCTCAGGATAAAGAAGTTGCAGAAAGCAAGAGTTTAAAAGATTGGTTTGAAAGACTGGATGAGGCCTTGAATGAAGCCAGTTTATCACCAACACAGACTTTAGTTCCAGGAATGCAAACTGGCTCTCAAAAAGCACAACCTACTGTGATTGATGTTAAAAATAATCCTGCATTAAAAGCAGCACTAGACAAAGCTGCAAAAGACAAGCAGTTATCAGTAGTTGGAATCACACAGCCTTCATCAGGTATGACTTCAGGCACATCTACAACAGGTATGTCTGGTTCATCAACTGGTACAAAGATTGCAGAAAAAATTGAACCACCAATCAAGCTTAATCCTGCTGAAAAGGGCAAGTATGATGGCAAGACAGTAGCGGAACTCAAAAAGTCATTAGCCAGTGTTAAGGCTCGCATGGCTTCTATGAAAGAACAAGGTAAAAAAGTTCCACATGATTTACGTGGTCATTTCAGTGAATTAACTTTTGCTATTCGTGCCAAACAAGAAGGCTCAGGAAAATGGGGTGCTATTAAAGAAGCGGATCCTCCTCCTGATGGTGGTACAATATCTCCCTTAACACTTGAGGGCAAAAAGCAACATTATGACAAAGGTTATTATGATAGCTTGGCCGCTAGCAAAAAAGATGGTGCCAAGTCAATTGTAAAATCTCGCAAAGATGCGGTAGCTGAAGAAAAAACTAGCACTCGTGATAATCGTGCTGAAAAAGCAGGGCGTAGAGTAACTAAAGACTTGGAATATGATATGTATCATCATGGTAAAGATGATAACAAAGCTGAAAGAGCTGGCCGTAAAGTAACTAAAGACATAGAATATGATGAAAAGCATCATCATTTCTATGAAGAAAAAACAGTTACCCGTGACAATCATGCTGAAAAAGCTGGTAAGAAAGTTACCAAAGATATTGAGTATGATGAAAAAGTCAAAGACAAGATTCATGGCAAAAAGCGTGGCCCCGAAGATCAAAAAGCTGAAAGAGCTGGTCGTAAGGTAACTAAAGATATTGAGTATGATGAGAAGAAACTACCAACTATGGCTCATGTTAAAAAGATGTGCAAAGATGGTTTAACAGTCGCTCAAATCTTAAAAATGCATCCAAAGTGCGATGCAACAGCATTAAAGAAAATGATTAGTGATTGCAAGAAGAAAATGGTAAAAGAAGGTAGAGACCAACATTTACATGCTGCTTATCATGAAGGTAAATCACATGGTCTAAGCAAGATGCCATATAGCTGCCGTCACGATGACATGGAAGAGGCCCGTATGTATCATGAAGGATACAAGTGTGGTCTTGATGAGTGCTATGGACAGCAACCAATTGTAGGTTATGTCGGTGAAGAAACTGATAGCGACATTGTAGACACAATGGCCAGTTATGGTGCTCATGGTATGGAAGAAGGTGTTCTTGGTACACTAGGTGGTGGCGCACTTGGTACGATGCTAGGTGGACCAATTGGTGGAGTTATTGGCGCAGGATTAGGTCAGTCATATACTCAAGGTGGATCTGACTTAATAGAAGATGATTTGGATGAAGTAAGTCGCGG